TCAAATCAATGGGGATGATTCCTCAAGGTTATGTAGTGAATAACTACCTAACTGATACTGACGCATTCTTTATCAAGACTGATGTTCCTAATGGAATGAAATACTTTGAAAGAGCAGCTTTAAAAACTGCTATGGAAGGTGATTTCGATACAGGTAACATGAGATACAAAGCTAGAGAAAGATACAGCTTCGGCTTTTCTGACTTCAGAGGTATCTTTGGATCACCAGGAACTGCTTAATTCTTAATTAAGTAACCTAATTTAAAGGGGGCTTCGGCCCCCTTTTTATTTGCATATTGCTATTTAAAAGCGTATAATCCAAACACTGCATATTTAATTTAGTTAATATAGACTCGTGCAGTAGACACTCTCAGGACTATGTTAACGGAAAAACGGAGAAACAATTATGGCAACAACAACTTTTAATGGTCCAGTAAGATCAGAAAAAGGCTTTCAAGTAGCAACTAAAAACACAGCTACAGGAGCTATTACAACTAGACAAAGTTCAGGCATGCCTGACCTAACTGGTTTATCAATCGCAGATGTAGGAACAGCAACTAATTTAACATTAGCGGCTAATACTATTTCAGTAATAAATTATACAGGTGCAGCAGCTGCAACTTGTACATTACCAGCAGCAACTCGAGGTTCAATTGTAGTTTACTGTCAATCAAAAGACACCACTGGTGGAACAGCTACATTAATTTTTGATGCAGCAGGTTCTGACGTTTGGGCAACTGGTTCAGTAATTGAATCAAGAGGTTCAAGTGAAGTAACTTTTGATACTTCTGCAGCGAATGAAACTAAAATGACTTTTACCCCAGCTAATGCAACAACTAACTTGTTAACTACTGGTGGACAAATTGTTTTCATTTGTTATGAACAAGGTACATGGCACATTGCAACAAAACTAGCAGCAGAAACTACTCAAGTTACTGGTGCATTTGTTTTCGCAGCATAATAAATAATAATTTTAGAGGGCCTAAGGGCCCTCTTAATTTAGGAGATAACAATGAGTTCAGACTTACAATCAAAATATTTTGCGCCAGTTACCGCTGCAGATCCAAATGGAATTTGTCAAGATCAAACAAATTCTAGTGGTGCAGCATTAAGTTTAAATGGCGCTTTACAATCTGCTAGTGCAACTATTCCTTTTGGAACAGGACAAGCACAAAAAATAACTATTGAAGGTAGTGGTAATAACGCCGGTATAACTTTCGCTATTGTTGGCACTGATTCAGATGGAGTAGCAAATGGTGAAACAATTACTGGACCAAACAATGCAACTGTCACTAGTGTAAATTTTTATCAAAAAATAGTGTCTATAACTTCAAGTGGTGCCGTAACCGGTAATGTTGAAGTAGGTAATGTTGGAACTGCTGTATTTACAGTTAACGTTGGTAGAACTAGATTAAAAGGTTTTACAGGAACTGGTGGCGATACTGCAGGTGACTTTATTTTTAGAAATGCATCAACAACTGGAACAGTTAAGTTTCAGCAAAGAATTTCAGGTGCTATTGAATCTGTTTCTTATTATATGCCTGAAGATGGTATTGTATTTAAAGATGGATTATACCTAGAGAGCGCTACTGACGTAGCAGACGGTATAAATATATTGTTCACAGGATAGGAGTCTAAATGGCAACTTCCGGTACTAATAATTTTGAAAGTACTTTTGTTTTAGACGAGGTATTTCAAGAGGCCTACGATCGTGTAGGTATTAAAGAAATTACAGGTTATCATTTAACTTCAGCTAGACGTTCTTTAAACATAATGTTGCAAGAATGGGCTAACCGAGGTTTACATCATTGGGAAATAGGTGATACCAGTATAGATTTAGTTGAAGGACAAGAAGAATATAAATTTTTTAGAAGCACTGCAGATGGCACAAGTGCTACAACTTTACCTACTAATGGTTTATACGGATTTGAAGATATTTTAGAAGCAACTTTTAGAACAGATAGAACTACTACTACTCAATCTGATTCTGCTATGAATAAAATTAATCGTTCTATTTATTCTGCGTTAGCTAACAAATTATCTAAAGGTACACCTAATCAATATTATGTACGTAAGTTTGCAGACTATGTTAGTGTAACTTTTTATCCAACCCCGGATGCAACTGCGGCGGCACAAAATGCCCATATATATTTTGTTAAAAGAATCCAAGATGCAGGAGCCTATACTAAGGAAGTAGACGTCCCTTACCAGTTTGTACCATGTATGGTATCAGGCTTAGCTTATTATTTATCACAAAAGTATAACCCACAATTAGTACAACAAACTAAGGCTTTATATGACGAAGAATTATTAAGAGCTTTAACTGAAGATGGTTCTTCAACTAGTACTTTTATAACACCGGCGATTAATTATTATGGCTAATTTTGCAAGAGGTAAAAACGCAAAAGCAATTTCTGATAGAAGTGGCATGGCTTTTCCATACAATGAAATGGTTAAAGAATGGAATGGTGCATTTGTACACTTTTCTGAATTTGAAGAAAAACACCCACAACTACAACCACGCGCTAGAATTAATGATCCACAAGGTTTAAAAAATGCTCGTCCAGCAAGAACAGAAAATCCGTCATTAAGATTGTTAGAGTTAAATCCATTTGAAACAAGAGTTGCTGGATCTGGAGACATAAATGTATTTGAACCAGGACACGACAGAACAACTGGCGACACGGTAAGATTTTATGGACCAGCTACAACTGGAACCGGAACTAATCCGCCAACTGATACAACAACTTTAGTTAGAAGCTATGGTTTACCATTAAGTTTTGATGGTGTTACCGGTGCTAACCTTGGTCGTGCTGCAGGCTACACTATTACTTTAGGTAGAAAAGATGCTAGCGGTAATATTAAAACTACGCCAGCAGATGAAGACACAAGAACAAATTTTTATCATTTTACAGTTGCAACAAACACTGCTACAACTGGAAGTATAAATGGTGGGGGCGATTTAATTTCATCGGGTCCCGTAACATTAGTAAGTTAGGATTATATGGCATTTACATTAACAACACTAAGAACTGCAATTAGAGATTATACTGAAGTAGATAGTAATGTACTAACTGACAGTATTCTTAATACCATTATTTTAAATGCTGAAGCTAGAATATTTAGAACCGTAGATGCTGATGCTAATAAGTTTTATGCAACTTCAGAAACGGTTATTGGAATTAGATATGTGACAGTGCCTACCGGCACGAGAATTATTAGGTCTATTCAAATCACTAATCCTACTACTTCTGATCAAGTATATTTGAAACAAGTAGATCAATCATTTTTAGCAGAATATGCTCCAGATTATGATAATGTTAGTGATAGAGGAATACCAAAATATTACGCACATTGGGACGAAGATAACTGGGTAGTGGCGCCAACGCCAGATGCAGCTTATTCTTTAACCATGGCTTATGTAAAACACCCAGAAACCATTACTACTAGTGAAGGTTCAAGTACTGATTTATCTACTTTTACCCCAGATTTATTATTATACGCATGTTTAGTTGAGACATTTAAATACTTGAAAGGTCCTGAAAATATGCTACAACTATATGAAGCTTCTTATGCAGAAGCGGTACAAACGTTTGCAGCCCAACAACAAGGGCGTAGACGCAGGGACGAATACAGAGATGGTGCAATACGTATCCCTATCCAATCACCATCACCATAAAAATTTTAAGGAGACAACAATATGGCAAATATTATACCTACAGCTTTTAAAACAAACCTTTTATCAGGCACACATGACTTTGCAAATGGCGGAAATAGTTTTAAATTAGCTTTGTATACCGCTAATCCGTACAGTGCTTCGTCTACAGTCTATCTTGCTGGAACCGGTAATGACGAAGTTAGTTCAACTAATACAAGTTATACTGCTGGTGGACAAACATTAGATAGTCAAGCGGTAGCAGCAACTAGTACAACAGCACACGTTGATTTTGCAGATGAAACTTTTTCATCAGTAACATTGACTGCGGCTTTTGCAGCTATTTATAATGACACTAATAGTGATAAACTTTGTTTGGTATTAGATTTTGGTGGAAATAAAACTGCAACTAACGGCGACTTCGTAGTGCAATTTCCAACACCTAATGCTACTGACGCTATTATTAGAATAGCATAAAGGATAAATAATGGCTTTAGTCTTAAACGACAGAGTAAGAGAAACTAGTACAACTACTAGCACAGGTGCAATGGCACTTGGTGGTGCAGTTGTTGGGTTTCAAACTTTTGCCGCAGGTGTTGGTAATTCCAATACTTGTTATTATGCTATTAGTTTACGAGGTGGTGCTGAATTTGAAACTGGTCTTGGTACCTTAGATGGTTCTTCAGCTAATTTAACTCGTACAACAGTATTCCAAAGTTCTAACAGTGATAATCCAGTTAGTTTTTCTGCAGGTACTAAAGATGTTTTTGTAACACTACCTGCTAGTAAAGCAGTATTTGAAGATGCTACAACTAACAATGTAACATTAGCTGCTGATTTATCAGTTGCTGACGATTTAACAGTATTAGGTGGTCTTATAGATTTTAAATCAAACAGTGGTTCACCTTCACAACTTAAATTTTATTGTGAGTCAAGTAATGCTCACGCACAAACATTAACGGCGCAAGTTCACTCTGTTGGAGCAACAAACACATTAACTTTACCAGCAGGTGGCAACTCAACATTAGTTTCTGAAACACAAACACAAACACTAACTAACAAAACATTAACTACTCCAGTATTAACCACACCTATTGCTAATGCCGGTATTCAATTAAAAAATGCTGCTACTAGTGCTGGGTTTTTAGAGTTTTTTGAAGATAGTGATAATGGTACTAATAAACTAACTTTAATTGGTCCCGCAGCTACAGCAGACGTAACACTAACACTACCGGCGGTAACAGACACATTAGCTGGTATAGCAGCAACACAAACACTAACTAACAAAACTTTAACTACTCCGGTGTTAACCACACCAATTGCTAATGCAGGTATTCAATTAAAAAACGGTACAACTTCAGCAGGTTTTTTAGAATTTTTTGAAGATAGTGACAATGGCACTAATAAAGTAACTTTAATTGGACCTGCTTCAACTGCGGACGTAACAGTAGTATTACCGGCTGCAGCAGATACATTAGTCGGTAAAGCAACAACAGACACATTAACTAATAAATCAATAGACTCTGATAACAACACAATCACTAATTTAGTTAACGCTGACATCAAAGCTAGTGCGGCAATTGCCTTTAGTAAAATGGCAAATTTAACTGCATCAAGAGCCCTAGTTTCTGACGGCAGTGGTGACGTTTCGGTAAGTGCTGTAACTAGCACCGAAGTTGGATATTTAGATGGTGTAACATCAGCAATACAGACACAAATAGACACTAAAACAACAGCAGGATTTGCAGTTGCGATGGCGATCGCACTGTGATATAAGGAGATATTATGGCACAAGATTTTGAATCAACCGGTATAGTAATTACCAACTCTGAGACTAACCTATTAACGGCTAACTCAGATGATGCTATTGTCGGACTTAGACTAGCAAACGTTTTAACAACTGCAGTTACGATTGATGTTTACATTGATCTTAATGGTGCGGGTACAGACTTTTATCTTATAAAAGGTGCATCTATTCCACCTGCAGGCAGTATTGAATTAATCCAAGGCGGTTCTAAAATAGTTTTAAACAATGGCGATGTTGTTCGTGCTCTTTGTGGCACAGCTAACGGCGTACATGCTTGGATCAGTAGGGTTGATGCAATAAGCACATAGGAGGATATATGGCTGAACAAAATAATCTTTTATACATCGGTCAAGATCCTGCTAAGGATGGTTTCTTTACCCACCAACAAACAATCGATGGTAATCATATAATTGAATCTGCAGTTCTTGCAGGTCCGGTAACCTTTCCTAATACAATAACTGTTAACGGAGTATTGGTGGTAATCTAATGGCTGGTGTACAAATAGACGGTGTAAATAATAAGATTGATTTTGATGACGATTTAGATACATCCATATCGGCTAATGTTGATGATACATTACAAGTAGAAGTTGGGGGAGCAAGCGTAGCTACTCTGACTGCTAGCACAATTGTTTTTAACGAAGCATCTGCGGATATAGACTTCCGAGTAGAATCTAATGGTAATGCTAATATGCTATTTGTTGATGGTGGTAATGATAGAATTGCTATTGGAACTACTAATGTTTCTAGTGGAGCTCCTTTGTCTATATCTTCAGGTTTTGCAAAAACAGATACAACTTCAAGATCTGTATTTAGCATACAAAGTAATGACGCTTCAGCACAAGCTCAATTGAAAGTTATGAATATTGGTGGTGCAAGTGCCGCTGATAGAAAATGGCAATTTCAAACAAGTGAAAACGGTGTGGCTAATGCTGGTCAGTTAGAATTTCAAGTAGATGGTGGTTCAGTACAAATGGGTACTACAGGTGGTGGTCATTTCTTTCTTAATTCTGCTGCTACAGTTTTTAATGAAGGGTCTACAGATACCGATTTCCGAGTAGAATCTAATGGTAATGCTAATATGATCTTTGTTGATGGTGGTAATAATCATGTTTGTATTGGTACAGCTACCGATCACGGTGGTGTATTAAATGTTGATGGTCCTATATTGATGTCTGAATCAGACACACTATTATTAAGAATAACCTCAAGTGGTAGTGATGTAAAATTTCAAAATAGAGTATCAAATAAAGATATAAGTTTTGAAGGAATTGATGGAAGTTCAGCTATTACAGCTTTACATTTAGATATGGCAACTGCTGGTACAGCTACATTTAATGATAATATTGTTATGGGAACTGCTGGAAAAGG